AGTATTACTGCTTACTTCAATATAAGTAGGCATTGCTTTATATTCTACAGTTTGAACAACATGTCCTGCTTGTGCAAACTCTGTTCCATCTGCTTTCTGTATTGTGTCTACTTTTAAAATACTCATTGTGCAATCTCCATCATTACTACAGTTGAAGTAGTAGAAGTATGAGCTGGAACTTCAATGCCACTGCCAGTAGTTGATTTTGCATACAGTGTATAAGTTACTGCTGAAGTTGTAGCAGGAGAATCTAAAAAAGTAACAACAAGTGGAGCCATTACTCTTTCAACTGTTCTGCCTTCTACTGTGGTAAATCCAGTACTTGTAGCTGATAAATCTGTGCTTCCTCTGTACAAAGTTGCATGAATACCAGTACCATTTGTTTGGTTATTGTTACCTGTACATGTAACCATTACTAATATTTTACTAGTTGAAAACTTAGGAGTAATAGTGCCAGTTACATTTGTGGCAGTAAAACTAGTATTAGATATAACAACTCTATGATTTCCAGTCATATTATTTTGAACAACTTGTATAACATGTCCTGGAATCTTTACACCAGCATTGGTTGTTTTTTCAATAATGTTGTTTACGCTGAGTGTACTCATCCTGCAATCTCCATTATTACTAGTGAACAATGGCTGTAACTGTCATAAGCGGCTGATTGATTAGATTCGTTACCGCCAAAATATGTATTTCCGTTACTATTCATATTTCCTATAAAAACTTCTATTTCTAGTGTGTTGTTGTTAGGAGGTGTATACAATCCGCTGGCAGTTCTACTGCTATTACCATAATCATCTGCATTACTACCTTGATAATTAAATCCTTGAGAGCCAAGTCCACCACTAGAAAGATATTTTCTACCACTACTACCATTCCAAGGTGTAGTGCTTTGATCGTTGAACAAAAGATATTGAGCGTTGGTATTGTCATACAAAAAATAACCGGCATTAAAACCTGCACTTGTGTATTGTATCTGTGATATCACATAGTATATAGGATTTGACGATTTTGGAGTTATACTGCATTTAAGACCAGTGCCATTTGCATATCCATAAGTGCCATTAATAACTGATCTGCCACTAAATTTTTGTTCAACTACTTGAATAATACCCCCTGGCACAATTACATTGTTTGCATTTGATACACCTTGCAGTTGATCTACTTTTAATACGCTTGCCATTAAACCACCGTCCAATCACCGCTTACTGTCACTGTTACACCATTTGCAATAGTTACTGGTCCACCGGATATTGCATTATCAGTGCTTGCAATAGTTGTACTTACATTTACTGTGTTACTGTGTATTCTAATAGGAGGTGTTTTTATTTCTGAATATATATTAGAAGCATTGCCTATGCTTATTTGAAAATTCGACGAGGTAGTAGATTCTCTACCAATTGCTATTGAAGCATCGTGTGCCGCTGAAGCCTCATAACCCATTGCCATTGCGTAATCTCCTGCCGCTGTTGCATTAATACCAGTTGCAAAACTGAAATCACCCTTAGCCCCATATGTTGTTGAATTATTGCCAATTCCAAATGCTACCGCGTTGCCTCCTGAAGCATTACTGTTGGGTCCAGCAATAGCTTGATAAGATGCCGTAGCGTTATATCCAAGGGCTATACTTTGTGTACCACTTGCAGTAGCACTCTGACCAATAGCTACAGAGACACTTCCAGTGGCTGATGCACTCATACCTAGTGCAATAGCTCCATTTGCTCCATCGCCCGCCGCTGATGAAGTTGCAGGATTTATATCACTACGCATTGCTAAATTAAAACCACCTTCGCCAATGATCCATCTACTACTGGTGTTGTCCCAAATTATTCTAATCAACTCACCACGACTTAACGTTATAGTTCCTGGTCCGTTTTGCCATCCAAATTTTTCAATTCCGTTAGCATTAATCACAACCCGTTCATCTGCTCCGGTATTTGCATTTAAAATTGTTACAAAAAATCCATCACCTAATGTTGCACCTGCTGTTAGTGTTACAGTACGATCTACGGTACCTCCTACATATTTGATAATTTTTCCTAAATCTGCACTAACAACTGTGTAGTCTGCAGTTTTAATATCGATAGTTTGTGCAGAAGCACCGCCACCAGAGGCTTCTAAACTAATTTTTTTAGTAGCATCATCATATGTTAACACATAGTCATCTTCACTGGATGTACCAGTGGCTGTAATGTTTCTTAGATCTTTTGCTCTACTCATAAGTAAACTCTCCAAAATCCTGGATTATAAGTACCTTCAAATGCATTTACCCATGCAGTACCATTGTACTTTAATCTGTCCAATGTGGTTGTATTAGTAACAAATTGTACTGTTGATCCATTAGCACTAGCATCAAATACTATGTTCCATGTGTTTGTTCCTATGCTATATTGAATAATATCATTTTTCTCAGCCCCACTACCTGACCATCCACTGCCCCCGGCAACATCTTCTATTAGAAGATATCTATCACCATCTGAAGCCGCGGCTATTGTGCCATCGCCAGGAAAATTATTTTGTGGATTTATTACAGCATCTACCGCTGTTTGTGTCATAGTTGGGAAGGTATTTGTATCCATTGTAATATCTAATAAATTCGGATCGCCGGTATTAATTTTTATTGTACCAATTATATCACCAGCAGTCACACCTGGATTATCTGTTTGTTTTAGTCTAAGTTGACTTATATCATCTCTGAATTCACCAAAAGGTTTAAACACATCTTTCCAATTTAGTATACCGTTTGAATTAGAGTTTGTTCCACTTTCACTTAATAGTTGTGCAGTGCCATCTCCACTTGCATTCATAGTAAAACGCATTTTATAATTGTCTAATGTTACAACTTTGTAACTTGTAAACAATGGCACATAACTGTTTCCAGCTCTTAGAGCCGCCAAGCCTTGTTCATCTGTATCATTGATGTTATCAATAATTGTATGAATAATAGTTTGTTTAGTAACTTTAGCTGGTGGATTGATTAGCACAGGCATATTAAATGTCATTGTGCTTATATCAATAATATCATCAACACCACTTGGTATGGCTCTCATACTCCAAGTACTGCTTATTAATTCAACATAACTAAGTGTACTCCAATCCAGTGGATTGTTACTTGTATGTATATTAAGTGTTGGATTAAACAGTACTAGTATTTGTTCTAATAGTTGTAGCTTTTGTTCAGTATTGCTTGTCCATACATCAACTTGCATAGTTAAATTATATGGTACAGGTTGATGTCTTTGTATACTGTATGCTCTACCCTGTTCGTTTTCATACGCACCAGTCTCTTCATTAAATTTCTTTTCGTAAACTGGCACAGTTTCTTCATAAGAAGCTAGTGTTCTTCTATCGGGAGATGTTTCTAATCCTGTGACATGACAACTTATAAATGGAGTTGTTTGTATCATATTTTCACTGTTTTCTCTTACAATATGTGCCGCCATTCTACTGACGTCACCGTAACGTACAGGTGCAGTTTGAAATACAGTATTACCTTCTGAATTAGTATGCATTGCAACTTGAAAGCCAGCAAATATTCTTATAAATTGTTGAATATATCTACGAAGTTGTTTATCGTAAAAATAAGGTACCGCTGTAAGTTTTGAACTTCCGTACGCCATTAGCTGTTATCCGCTTGTGTCTTTATTATTTCGCTCATTGCTTGTTTCTCTGGGGTTTCATTATCATCTACTACTGTAGTTCTTTCGTTGAATATAAAATCACTTGCATTATAAGTTTTATCAGTCCAAGTTTGACCAGTAATATTATCATAAAGTCTATGCCATCTACTGCCTCGTCTAACAAATAATCTATTAGGATTAAAATCTGTTCTTATGAAATATTCACCTTCAGTGGGTGAACTTGGAAATTGGTCACCACTTACAATAGATTCACCATGTTGATAATTGTTTTGTTGGTTTACTAAACCTCCACTTGTAGCATAGTCATAACCAAACAAATGTTCAGTCATTGATGTACCAGTTGGATCTTGAGCATCAGCGGCTTCTACAATAGCATTACTAATATTGTATTCTGATTTGTAAGTGCTAAGATCATTTTTAAGACTTGTTTCCTCAGAACCATCTCCGAGTATATCGTAGTATTCCTGGCTGTCTGTTAGTGGTGATAGTTTGACTCTCCAAATATGAGGATACCAGGTTTGACTAAATCCTTCTGCACCTCTGTTTGCATCATTGACCACATAATATTTGTTGATTGCTCTTTTATCTGCATTCAACAATAGTGCATCACGTAAATGAGGAAGTTCCAATACATCTCCAGGCATTAGTCTTCTACCCATTACTTCAACCATCTCGTTCATATGAAATGTCATATACAACATATCATTGCTCAAAAACAATCCAAATTGTGTTAGATCAAAATCTGTGTCTTGTACATTATAAACGCCACGTAACTCATAGATGTCTTTATCATACTTTCTATCTCTGTTTTCCATAAACAGTAGGTCTTGTACTTTTGTTTCGTTTATAATGCCGTCTATGTTAATAAATTCGCCACTTAGTGGATCAACTTCTCTACCATCAATATAGTTTGGCTGACTGGGATCGTCTTTGTCTTGTGTTACTGCTGGCCCAACATATTTGTGTACATGTACACCTGTACCTCCAATACTAAACTGCTCACGGATATTGCGATCCATGTAGTGATAGTCGTTAGTCTTCGTCGGTTTGTATAGGCTCAGTCTTGGCATACAGTTATTTATCGTGAATCTAAAAGGTTGACAAATAAGTAAAAGGTGTTACTATCAAGAGTAGACACAGAAACTTTGAGGAGAGTCTTATGGCTAGAGTAAACAAAATTACAGGTCGGGCTGTTAAAAAGAAAGTACCACTCAAACGTATTAGAAAACGTGGTTTGCAAGCACCCGGCTTTGAAGGGTGGGAAAACTTAGATGGTGCAAAATTTCATACTTTAAAACGTCATAACAATGATTTCTGGTATATGAACTATAAGCACAATGAAAACATTGAGCATATGTTTACTTGGATGAAAGAAAACGGGTATACCAAAACAGATATTGCAAATGCTAAAAAAGCCGCCAAGTATGAAGGACTAGTTGGTATATACTGTCGAATGTTGTTAGACGGGTGTCCTGACTACAACGAAAAAGAACAAGAATATTGGCAAGCATGTCCTGGTACAGCCGGCGATATCAAACCAATGACAGACTATATCAAACCTAAGGTTGCTGAACTTGTAGAAGCTGGTAAACTAATTGTAGAAGAGAAAAAAGCTACAACAAAAAATGTTTATATTCCTAGCATACAAGAACGTTTAGAGGAAGCGGCTGAAGAGAAAACAGGCGAACTAGACGAATGGATTGACAATTGGATGCGTGATCCCAAGAAGAATCCGTTAAAAAACGTACATCCAATTAAACTGTTTAAGAAGAACGGAATTAATCTTGGACACTTGCGTTTTGTAACAAACTGGTATAGCGGTAGTTATGAAGAACTACAAGAACTAGCTGATCTTCCTGCACCTAAGAAACGTGATGATATGCAAGAACAACTTGCTGAAGGTTACAATACATATAGCAAAGCACAGATTAAAGAACTAACAGACTTTTATAAGCGACTATATGATGCTATAGAAATTATGAAAGCTGAACAGAAACAAAATCGTGCAGTACGAAAGCCCAAAGTTAAGAGTGCTCAAGAGCTGGTTAAGAAACTTAAATTCAAACCTAGTGACGGAGACTTTGGTATTGCTAGTGTTAATCCAAGCGAAGTTATTGATGCAACTGCGGTAGTAGTGTTCAACACAAAGAATCGTAAGTTGGGTATCTACTATGCAGAAGATCATGCACAGTTCAAAGTTAAAGGGACTACATTGCAACACTTTAGCGAAACTCGTAGTTTACAAAAGACAGTTCGTAAACCCAGCGAAGTATTGCCTAACTGGAAACGTGTAACAAAACACAAACTAAAAACACAGTTTGGATATCTCAAAACTACTGAAACTAAAATGAATGGTAGATTCAACTCAGATACTATTATATTAAAAGCATTCAAATAAATATGTATATGAGATTGTTTGAATTAGTCGAAGCACGAGTGGAACCTGACAAAAAGTTTATGAGTCAAGTAGAGCAAATCATTGACGACAGCATTGAAGAGTATCAACAAGTATTAGATGACAACGGAGATGTAGATGACATCGACGAGCTTGAAGAAATACTCAATCAAAACAACTATGATAACTTACCAATAGAGTTTATTGCCGTTGACCAAGAACGTGAAGATCCCAATGAATGGATCAGTGCAGAAGCTGGCATAGACAAAGACGGTAAGTTTATGCAAGTGTATTTGTTTACTAAAAATTTACAAGGCAAGTATGGACCAAAAACTTTTAAACAACTTGTGATGCGTATGCTAGCACATGAAACGATTCACTGGAACCAATATCAAAAAATAGGTATGGATCGAGTAAACAAGATAAAAAGTGGTCACCAAAAAGGTACTGAGCTTGCTAAGAAAACAGGTGATCCAAAAGATTGGATGCGTGAATATCTCAGAGATCCACATGAACTAATGGCATACGGAAGTGACCTAGCAAGTGAGATAAAAGACTTAGATAATCCTGAACAAGTGTTACGCAATCCAGAAGCACACAAGAATAATTTACCAAGCTATGCTAGATATAGGCAGGTTTTTGAACCCAACAGTAAAGAAATTAAACAACTTCTAAAATACACTGCCGATTACTACAACGGATAAATATTAGTATGGCACAAGTAGATGAACTAACAAAAGAGATAGAATTACGACTCGGTGGACAAATGGTCGACGTAGAACTTGATCCCGAACACTATGAATTATCTATCAAAAAAAGTTTTGAAAAATACAGACAACGAAGTGAAAATGCATTAGAAGAAAGTTTTGTAGCACTTGAACTGATTAGAGAAGTTAGTGAGTATACATTAGACAATGAAATAGTTGATGTATTTGATGTTTATAGACGTAGTAGTGGAACACTTAATAGTGCCAGTAGTGGTGATATCGAACCTTTCGAAACTGCTTACTTAAACAACTATTTGTTATACAGTGGTAGGGCAGGTGGACTAGCAGTATATGATGCACTTAGTCAACACCGAGAACACTTGGGTAAAATGTTTGGTGAAAACTACACATTTACTTGGAATACAGTTACCAAAAAATTATTGCTACACAGAAAAGTCAAAGCAGATGATACGGTGTTTTTGCATGTATACAAACAACGTAGCGATGAAGAACTATTATTAGATCCGTATAGCAGTCCTTGGTTAAAAGAATTCGCACTAGCACATGCCAAACTAATGCTAGCTGAAGCACGTGGTAAATTCAATACTATTGCAGGACCACAAGGTGGCACCAGTTTAAACGCAGATGCATTGCGTAGCGATGCACAAATGCAAATAGACAAATTAGAAGATGATCTCAAATATTATGCTGAAGGGCAACAAGGTCTCGGCGTTATTATTGGTTGACTTTTCTTAAAATTTACGCTAAACTGTAAAAAATAACAATTTACGGAGTAGCGTATGATAATCGGTATATGCGGTTTAATCGGCAGTGGCAAAGGAACCGTTGCCGATATTTTAGTAGAAAATCACAACTTCGAAAAACTTAGTTTTGCTGACAAACTCAAAGATGGCGTTGCTAGTGTGTTTGACTGGGATAGAGATATGCTAGAAGGTGACACAGATCGCAGTCGAATATGGAGAGAAAAAGCTGATGTTTTCTGGTCAAGTGAAACTGGAAAAGAAATTACTCCTCGTCTAGTGCTTCAACTATTTGGCACTGATTGTATGCGTAACGGGTTTTTTGACGGTATTTGGGTAAGCCTTGTAAAACAAAAAATATTAGAAAATCCTAATAAAAATTGGGTAATACCAGACGTTCGGTTTCCAAATGAAGTTAAGATGATACAAAGTGTACAAGGTCAAGTATGGCAAGTTCGTAGAGGTGATTTACCTGTTTGGTTTATGGATAAACGGGATAATGGGGTAGAACCTACAAATGTACATGCTAGTGAATGGGCTTGGATCGATCAGGATGAATCATTTAATGAAATCATACAAAATGACGATAGTTTGGAAGAATTATTAAAAAAGATTGAAATAATCGTATAAAAAAGGTTGACAGTATGACATCTTGGTGCTATAGTGTATGTATAAGTTAAACAAACAAGGAGACATAGATGTTTAGAATCCCTAGCTTTTACCAAGAGAATGTAACGTTTGAT